AGTAGCACCTGAATTACCATTAGTATATACATTACTTCCCCCTGTATCAGTTCTTCCTTTTGCTCTGAAAGTACTTGCATTTGTTACATCAATAATGGCAGAGGCTATACAGTTTGAATGTGTGTTTGTTCCTTCACATTGCTTTATATGTCCTCTAGATAAAGCAACTTGGGTGTAATTACTTCCACTATTTTCAGAGATATCAATATTAATAATAACTTCTCTCTCATCTCCTGCAAAAAACCAATTTACTTGAAACTCCAATAAATATATTCCCGTTTGAGGAAAAGTAAAAATACCAGAACTTTCTGTCATTCCTGAACCTCCAATTGGAAAATTCATGGTGGCAGTATCTGATCTTTCAAAATTTTGTACAGGATCAGCATTTCCTTGAAAACTTGTATGAACTCTATGTTCATCAATCATTGTTACGCCTTGATTATCTGGCCCTAACGTAAGGTTTCCTGTATCAGGTAAAGTTAATACTCTTGTATTTCCACTAGAAGATGGAGCCTTAATTTCAAAAGTTCCTCCTCCAGAATCAGCTGTTAATTTTATTGAACTCATGTTATGTAGGCTCCGTCGGAAAAGTAACAGATGACATATCTAAATTTCCATTACTGTCTAGTTTAGGTGATGCAGACACAGGCAAATCTCTCAGTGCTTGTCTATAAGTTTTCCAACTATCTGAAAGTGTTAAATCAGAACTAGCTCTCCAATCACAAGCTGTTAATCTTGTATTCCTTTCAAGTCTTAACAGTCTCATAGGTTCTGCATTATTTAATCTTGTTACTTCAGCATCAATTTCAGATTCAGTTGGTTTTGTAGAACTGTCTAACCACTCTAAACCAGAATAATCTGTCCCTATCCAATTCCAAGCAAACTCTTTATTTGGTTTTAAACTAAACAAGGCATCAACTTTATTATAATTCATGCTGCTATCTCCATTACTGTTATTGATGATTTAGCTTGTCCATTAGTATGATTAATAACATAACCATCCGTACCATTTACTCTTGCAACCTTTAATCTATAAGTTATTGATGATGTGCTATTTGGCGAATCAAGAAACATTCCGTTTGGACTTCCATCAACTGGTGTAGTACCACCAGAACCAAAATATCTTGCCAAACCAGTAATTTCAGTAGAGTCTCTATAAATAATAAATTGCACTTCTGTAGTAGTGCCGTTTGTATAACAATTAGCCATATTACAACATACCAAAACTTTACTAGAAGTGGCAGATGGTGTAATACTTACATTCATTACTTCATTTTCACCACCTGTTCCATAACTTAATTGTGTATTAATGACTGTCTGTAATACTTGAAGCACTTTACCACCAGCACCACTTGCTAATTTACCAGAGGTAACAGAACTAGAAGCAAGCATGTCTGCATCAACTATTCCGTCTGGTAAACCTCCTACTGAGATTCCTGTTACTGTTCCTGATCCATTAATTGCAATAGGCATAATTTAAACCACCGTATAGACTGAACCGCTAGGTATAGTCAGCGTGACACCTGCATTAATTGTAATTGGTCCTGCACTTAGAGCATTGCAAGTAGCTCCGAATTCAGTTCCTATTGTGTAGTTAGTTGTCATGGTTGTTCCATTCTCCATAAACAGTTTGTCAGAGCCTCCTCCGACAGCACCACCCCCTGACTGATCAACGAATGAGAGCACACCACTACCATTTGTGGAAAGCACCTGGCCTGAACTCCCTGCACTCGTAGGAAAGGTAGCAACCTTAACTCCGTTAGCTGAAATTGAAACTAATCCTGATCCGCTTCTAAATATTCCTGTATCTGTATCATCAGAAAATGTTATAGAAGGAACTGCAGTAGTTCCATCAGGAAATGTTCCGCCAGCATTTAGATAATCAGCAGCTGCAAAGATGACTCCAAAGAATGATTCACCAGCAGCTGGAGGAGAACTAAAATGTATATTTGTTCCTGATAATTGAAATCCTGTTGTTCCATTAGAGTCTGGTTCTTGAATTACACCACCGACTGAAATTAATAATTGTGTCTCATATTTTGGGAATGGTACAGGTGCAGATCCTCCAACTGTCAGAGCAAAATCTGTAGTACTACCATTAAACGAACTTGAAATATCATCAATCGCTTTGTAATCATTATTCGACCTTAAATTATTACCTATATACGGCATGATTACTGAAATCTTTTATTTTCTTCTTCTATTTTACAGAGGCTAATTTTTGAGAATTATTACTAATTTTTTTAAAAATTTAAGTATTAGGTCCTGCAGTTGATGGTTGTGTCGGCCAAACAACATCATCAGGAGTTTTATCTTTATAAGTTTGAGGAAGATCTCTTAAGTTTTGTCTATATGCAGCCCACTGAGCTTGGTCTACAGTTGCACCAGTTGTCATTGTCCAATCTGTATCTCTTAATATTTGATCTCTTGTTGCTCTGATGCTATCCCAAGTTAAAGTATCTACATCAGCAGCTTCGGCTGTATTTCCCTCTGCTACCCACTCTAGGTACTCTTGGTAGTCAGTGTTTGTTTCGTCAATAGGAATAGCTGCATTATCAGCAATTCGGATAATCGTATCACCCTCAGTTGTAACTCCTGTTATTAAGTTTGTAGATTTTGTAAGTTTATAAGTCATAGTTTTTTAAAGTTCCGCAGATGCAGTAAAACCAGCAGTAAGAGTGTAGTTAGTGCCAGTACTTACGCCACTGGCACCACTTATAAGAATAAAACCATTATTATTTATTCCTGAAGCTGTTCCTGTAAAATAATTAATTCCATTTTGTGTAAATTTCCCCGCAGTTGCAGTTCCATCATATAGCACTATAGTTGGTGTTGCTCTCATAGCAACAGGAAAATTTCCTATACCATACCCTCCTGTACCATTAGCCATGGGAGTACCAAAAAATCCTGCAAAATCACTATTTGGATTACCATTATTACCACCTCTAGTTGTAACGTAATACCTTTGACATAAAGCAAGTTCTTGTGCAAATGACCTATGCTCAAAATCTGTTGCCACGCTGCCTACTTCTAATTGAAGTCCTGTAATTTCAAGTGTTGCATCATTTGTTGTGTACCATGTTGAAGTGTTATCTGGTGTTCTTGAACTTGAGCTATGAGCAGCCCATGTATCTAAAGTTGGACTTGCTGTGTAATCTGTTCCATAAAAAGGAATTACCTCTACTCGTAATCCTCCTCCATTGTCATTATTGAACGTAAGATTAGAATTTCCAGGAATTGTTTTTGTTATTTTTGTCCAAGTATCGGCACTTAATGAACCTGTTTCAAAAGGAAAATTATATGTTGTTCCATCTTGTGTTTGTAATCGACCATAAAAATTTTGTGCAACACTTGATTTTATCCAAAATTGTAAGGTAACATTACTTGAACTTGATGTGTAATTCCAACCACTATTTGCAATATCTTGAGCCTCTAAAGTTGTTCTTATAACAATATAATCACCAGCACCAGCACCACTTGTCTGATTGCCGTTTGTGACTTTTAAACATTTTCTAAAACCTGATGTATAAGGTGTAGTTCCAGCCGCGACATCAGCTTGTGCCTGAGTCGGGTTTTCATCAACACCTGTAAAAAATATTCTAAATCTATCAACGCTACCATAACCATTTGTTGTAGATGACGTACCACGTTGAGCCACTTGCATAGCTCCGTTAATTATTAAATTTCTATTACCTAACTGTCCAGCTAAAGGTAAAATATCATCTGTTAAATCTTGTTTCTCAGCTGCTGTAAAGTTTGTATTCTTTACGTTTGTAGAAAGCCTATCTGAACTTACTGTATTAAGAGCCATGTATTACACCTCCTTAAGTCTGATCTAGATAACTTACGGTTGCATCTATTGCACTAGCTGTGCCTGCTCTTATTTTTAATTTATCATTTGCTTCCATTATTATTTTTGATCCAGATATTATTTCTAAAGAAGATCCTGCAGGTACTGGAGCATTTTTAATTAAGAAAACATCATCACCAGCAGTTTCAAGAAAAACATCTACGTCGGTACTAGATGCGACTTTGTTTGAGAGAAGAATACTTAATAAAACTAAAGTTGAACTACCACCTGCGGTAACCAGTACTGTGGTACTAGCACTTAGAGCATCTGTAACAACATTAGCTTTAACGTCACTTTTGAAGGTATTTGCCATATTATCCTAGTGCAAGAATTAATGCAATTTGATCAGAGAAATTGGTAGTAGTTGCAGATAATGTCCCCGTTATAGTTACATTACCTGGAATTGTTACTGCCCCATTAGAATCTATTGTAAGACGTGCAACTCCTCCAGTTACTAAAGACAATTCATCATTAACAGGACTAATTAATCCTGTATTAGGATCTCCATTAAATTTTAAAGCACAATTATTTAAATCACCAGACTTTGAAAATAATGAATTTGAACCATCTTGTCTTAATAATGGGAAGCCTCCATTAGTAATTGCGTCATGTAT